CCTGGAGATATTGTCAAAGTAAAACATGAAAAGCTTTCCAATGTTCCGGAAATGTATGTAGTTGAAAAAGTTACAAGAACTATTTTAAACAAATATGATAATTCAAAAGATACAGCATTTGTTGGAATAAAATGCAGATGGTTTGATAAAAATAGCTGCTTACGTGAAGCTATTTTTTCAACTAAAGATTTAATACATATCTAAAATGGGAAACAAATTAGAACAACTCGCTATAAAAAGTTTTACAGCTGTTCCAGAATTATATCAACAATTTTTTAAGAAACGCGGAGTTGATTTTCCAGATCAATTAGTCTCTGAAATTAAAAAAGATCCTAGTGGAGCTGTAAATTTGCTCAATTCTAATGAACAATTAAAAACAGCAGTAATTGCTCTATTTGAAGAAAATCAGGATGAAGTTATGAAAGCAATGCAGCCTGCATTTAAATTTGGAGGAAAATTTCAAGCCGGAGGAAAAGTTGTAAACGATAGAAGAGACAATGTGATGGGAACTGCTACACATTGGACTGATGAGCAGGGAAATAGAAATACTGTATTATCACGAGAATATATTACTCCTGGTGTGTATGATTATACATGGAGAAAAATAACTCCTTCAAATGATACAACTTATAGAAAGTTTCTGAGGACAGGAGAAAATGCATATGAGTATCAAAGAGGAAACAAATATGTTACTCCTACGGCTTATGGAAAACTAAATTTCTTACAAAAACTTAAAGTCGGAGAAGCACCTACAGATTGAGAAAAAGCGTTTTCTGTTAATGAGCTCCAGGATGGAGGAGAATTAACTAGACGTGAGGCACTTGAAAAAGCTGCAGCTGAAAAAGGCTATAACAGAGAACAGGCTATAACTGCATATAGAAATGCAAAAATAGGTTTAAGACGTCAGGGCCTTAGAGGAAAAGAATTAAGACAAACTGCAAGGCAGCAAATTTCACGTAATGTTGTGGACAGAACCAACTTACCAAATCTTCCCGCTTTAAATGCTCCTAAACAAGAAGTAACTGCACCTCAAGAAAGAATATCAGCACGACCAGTAGCTGACTATAATAATCTTGATTTTGGAAATCGCTTTAAATTAGCAAGACAAGCAGGAGAATCTAATTTTACCTGAAGAGGTAAAACTTATACTACAGAAGTTAGTAAGCCTAACCCAATTTCTAGATCTGCAGCAACTCTTCCAACTACGAAACCTGTGGAAACCCTTTCACCTTCTGCTGAAAACATCCCATTTGAGGAAAATAATATGTTATCCAGATGAGCTAAAAACTACAGTTACACCCCATCTAATATTCAGGTCCCTAATTCTTCAGTTTCTAACCAAAGACAATCAAAAGGAAGTTGGTTCCGCAGAATCTTTGATAATACTTACGGATTAGAACCATCTGAATGGCAGATAAATGGATTAACGGCTACTCAAAACAGGTCATTAAGAAGAACGGGAAGATATCGTAATGATAGTTCAAATATGCCTGTAAGTAATCTTCTATCTGGAGCTTTAATTTCGGAAGAAAAAGGCGGAAAAATAGTAAAAGGCCAAAACGGACTTAAATCGTATAATATTACACTTAATCCAATTAACGGAAATAAGACAATGGCAGCAGTTCCTATATTTGATGAAAGAGAAAATATGGTGTCTAATATTCAACTGCAGTCAAATTCGTCTCCACAAGATATTCAACTTTATTATAATAGCTAGTATGCAATTCTTTATATTTAATAATAGCGAAAATTCATTAGAAGTTGATGAATATAGTATATTATTAGTGAAAGAATTTGCTGATTTATGAGATCAAGGACGCAATAAATGCAAGGAAGATAAAAGTGGAAAATTAAGATTAAGAGCAAAAAAAGAACTAGTTTATATTTACTTAGTTTTAGATTTTAAATCTCCGTATTTCCAATATAAAGAAAGTGAAAAACATACCGCTGCATTAGCAGATTCAGGATTAACTGAAGATATGTTAAAAGACGAAATCTTTCTTGCAGCTTTCAGAAAATATAAAGAAATCCAAGACTCAGATCCAATTCTATCACTGATAAAAACAGCACAAAATACACTATTTAAACTTCAAGTTTTTTTGGATAATATTGACTTTGAAGAAGATATAGATGATGAGGGAAGATTATTATACAAACCTAAGGATATATTCGATAGCATAGCAAGCATTTCGAAAATGAGAGAACAGCTTCAAGAACTTGAAGTCAAGCATAAGAGAAATCTTTCTGCAACATCTAATAGAGCACGAGGTGATCAAGAATTAGGATTTAGAGATGGCTAGAAAATTACCAAAATTAGAAACACCCATCGAAGCCGAAGAAAGACAAATGAAGTCTATGACCTTCAGCGATAGATGAGAAGAAGAATTAAAACAGAAACTTTTTGAAGAAGAAAATAGTGAAGCTACTCAAGAGGATATAGTGGAAATCTTAGAATCTTCTTTGAATATTCATAAAAAACGTCCAGGAGAACTATGAGATGTCCCAATTTCAGAAGAGATTCACTATTTCGATCCAGAACTTTCGTATGAATTGACTGGCTACAGACCCATTACTTTAGATCAAGGTCTAGATTTTGACCCAACTCCATTTAAAACTCTTGCCAAAATCTATAATGATACTGGAAAATATACAGAATATCCAAAGGATTGTAAACCATATAATGATTTTTGGGATGATGTTTTTGATAAATGTAATAACGGAGTTACAATTGGTAAGTATCGTCTAACTGGTGATAATTGGTTCTTTCTAAACTTTTACAGAATGGATGTGGCCGACGAAAATACTGTGAGCGGCGGAGGTAGAACTCAGCAATTTCCAGATTTTATTGCAAAACAATACGAATGATTTCATTATGTTGAAATGGCAGAAAAACTTCGCAAAGATGTTGGAGCCTTAAAATCCAGAGGTGTTGGTTGGTCGGAAATGACAGCATCTATGTTAGTTAGACCGTATAGCACAAAGAAAGGATATAATGTCATGCTAACAGCATTCGATGATATCAAATTATCTGGAACGAAACAAAAATGTTGGACTCAGCTTAACTGATTAAATGCCCATACTCAAGGAGGGTTACGACATCTGCGACAGAAGTTTGATAATGATGATGTAAAAAAGGCATCTATTGTTGCACCTGATGGAACTGAAGTTGGATGGGGATCCATGATTACATGTGTAATTGCCAATACAGCAGATAAAATTCGTGGACCCCGTTTAGATCGCTTAGTATATGAGGAGGCAGGATCTAATAAAATCCTAATTCCAAGTTGAATTAAAGGACGATCCTTAGTAGAAGTTGGCGGTGTAAAGCTAGGAACTAGAATTTTTCTGGGAACTGGAGGTGATGATATGGCTATTGATGGAATTTCTAAGATGTTTGGAAATCCAGATGCATATAACATTTTACCATACAAAAACTACGATACTGAGGATGGAAAGCCTGAATTAAGTGCATTTTTCCTTCCAGCTCATAAATTCAGCAGACTATCAAAATATGTTGATAAAAGAGGAGTCACCAATTATCCAGAATTTAGAAAGGTATATGAAGAACAGCGAAATAAGTTAACCGACAAAGACTATCTCGATGAATGTGCTGAACACTGTTTCATTCCAAGAGAAGCTTTGTCGAAACATGGCGAAAATGTTTTTGACGCTGTAGCACTCGCTGAAAGGATGATTCAAATCAAAGTCCAGGGTTTGTACACTAAACCAAAAAGAATGCAACTATTATGAGATAGATCTAAAAGTGACAAACTTGACACAGTTATAGCAAGAGAAAGTCCATCATCACAGTTGCTTGTTGTAGAACCTCCTCTTTTGGATGAAACTGGAAAACCTTACAAAAATTTATATGTGGCAGGGATAGACGCGATTGATCAGGGGAGAAAAGATTCTGCTACGGATAAAGATGTTTCTGATTTTTGCATAGTAATAAAAAAACGAGTATTTGGACTAAATGATCCAAAGTACGTTGCTATATATAAATATAGACCTGACGACATTAGACAGGCATATGATATTTCAATGAAACTTTTAGTATGATATAATTGCAAGGCATTACTTGAGTATACTAAAATTTCAATTCAAACATATTTTAAAGAAAAGGGTAAATCAAATCTATTTATGTCACGTCCTCAATTTGCTGTAACTGGACCAAGAAGACCAAATAAACAATTAATTGGTTTACCTGCAACAGAAGCCGTAATCCAACATGGTCTTGAACTAGTAAAAAACTTTGTAAATGACTATTGACATACAATTGATTATGAGATAATGATAGATCAATTGTTAAATTATACATATGAAAATAAACGAAAGTTCGATATTATTGCTGCTATGCAGATGGCAGAAGTAGCTGACGAAGACCTAGCTGGAGTTAATCCAACAACAATAACTCCAATTAATAATCAATGGCGTGACATAGGTTATTATATTGATGAAAACGGCTATAAACGTAAAGGCATAATTCCACGCGATGACTACAATAGAACAAGATATTAAGAATATTATAGACGAGGTAATTTGCGGCAAATATATTGGCAAACTTAAGGTAATCCAAGAAATAGTGCCAGATACTGACAGTACAATTTGAATGCTGCTACTATATCTCGATATGGAATTAACTCCGATGATTCTTGCTTACGAAGGAACTGAAGAAAAGTTCAAAGAATTTATTAAAAGCGAACTAAAAACAAGAAAACTTCAAAGTGTTCACTTCTGAAAAGCTTTGCAGGAATACCAGGAAGAAATTGATGATAATTATGAGTAGAGATAAAGAAATCGAAAAAATTAATTCTTGTATTAACGATTTAATCTATGATAAAGTTCAATTAAAGAAGGCCTATAATTATTATCACTGTATAAGAGATGCTGAACAATTCAGACATATTGAAGAGAATTACGGGATTGGAACACCCACTTCTGTTGGGTTTACTCCTTTAATAAAAAAACATATTGACGTACTAGTAGGAGAATATTTAGAGTTAGATCCTGATTTACAAGTATCTTGTAAAGATGAACGTACGGTTTCGAATATTATGAGGGATAAACAACTTCGCATTCACGAAGCAGTCTTCAATAAATTTAAGGAGAAACTTGAAAATGCCATTGTAAAAGTTTTACTTGAGGGACAAGAAGTTACGGATGATCCATTTTTTGCTGAAGAACTAGAAAAACTAAGAAAGCAGGTTTCTGATAGTTATATTTCTGAATACGAGATAGCAGCTCAAAATATTTTAAATTATATTAAGAATTCTCGCGATATCGACTTAAAAAATAAAATGCGAGAATTGTTTACAGACCTTTTAATTGGAGGAATTTGTTATTATAGAACAAGACCTTCTGGTGGAAAAAATAATCTCAAATTAGAGATTCTTAATCCATTAGATACATTTGTAGAGAGAAATCATAATGATTTTTATCTGAATAAAAGTCCAAGGGCTTGTGTAAGACGTTGGTTAACAAGAGAACAAATCTTTGCTGAATATAATGAAGAACTTAGTAGTGAAGCAAAGAAAAAACTCAAAGAGGATAAGCTAAAAGGACATGAAAATGATAGTTTCATTTATGTGCGCCATCCAGATCCTAAAACTGGAATTCCAAGAGCTGGAGCAAATATAGGCCTTTTAGGGGGCTTAGAAGTATCTCCACTCAGAGGAGTTAACGAACCTTATTATCATTTTAGTGATAATCTAATCCCAGTTTATGAATGTGAGTGAATAGAATACGAAAATGATAAAATTGTAAGACATGAGGGAATAAAGATTGGTGAAGAAATTTATATAACTCGTGGGGAATCTGAAACTATCATTAGAAGTATCTCTAATCCAAAAGATTGCACATTAACTATTAATGGAATTTTCTTCAATGATAAAAATGGCAATCCTTTTAGCATTGTTTTAAATACGATGGATCTACAAGATCGTTATGATTTAACAATTTATTATCGTGACAGTCTTATAGCTAATTCGGGAACTGTTGGAGACTGAGTTGATGTTAGTAACCTTCCAGATTTTTTAGGCAATGAAATGCCAGAGAGACTTGCAAAATGAATGGCTTATAAAAAACAAGGATACGGCATCTATAATTCATCTCAAGACGGATCTCAACCAATGAATACAACATTTGGGGGATTTGATGATACAATCAAGGCTCAGATGGTGCAAGCATTTGATTTAGTCCTTCAAAGTATTGAGCAGCAGGCAAGTTCTATAACAGGAGTATTTGCAGAAAAACTTGGAGGAATTCAGGAAAGGGATGCAGTTAGTAATGTTAAAGTTGGAATTAGACAATCTACATTACTCACAAAACAGTATTTCTCTGCAATGGATCTTTTATACAAAGAAGTAAACTATGACTTGTTAAATCTTGCCAAGATTGTCTATAAAAATGGTATTTCTGGAACACTTATAAACGGCAATAAACTGAATCAGATTTTTACAGCTCTTCCGAAATATTATACTATGACTGATTTTGATATTCATATTCAAGATAGTACGGAAACATTTCAAGCTAAAGAAAACCTTCGTGCATCTAGTGTTGAATTAATAAAATCTGGACAAGCTGATCCTTCAATGATTGTTAATATCATGACAGCACGCAATGTAACTGAACTTAGAAATTACATAGACGACGCTGTAAAGACTCAGAAACAAGAAAACAATGTAATTGCACAGCTTAAACAGCAAGCTGAACAATCTCAACAGCAAGTGCAAGAACTATCAAAACAACTTAATCAACTTCAAACTGAAAACGAGAATCTTCAAAAACAACTTGAGAAAAATAGTGATAAGAAACTTGAAATTGAACGTCAGAGAGTTGCGATTGAAGAACAAGAAATGAGAAACAAGAAAGAGTACGATGATAGGATTGCTAAAGCTAAAGAGAGACAAGTTGATATTGAATTTTTACAAATAAATGACGGAAATCCTTATAATGACAAAGTAAAAGACGTATAATATGGACAGTAGACTTTTTATGGAAATCGGAATCAACAATGATGGAGACCTTGAAGTAATAGATCAAACTCCATATGAACGTTGAATTAACGATGGAGAATTTGATGTTGGACATCAAGTTCTTGAAAGGATTATATTAAATAACGGGGATGAAGATCCCACAATTATTACGTTTTCTAGTCTTTATGGAAGTACTCCTGAAGAACTAAGACATTCCACAGTCTATGAGGTTCCTGGAAATGGGCTTTATTATTATCAGAAGTTGGTAATTCCCACTTACTCCCATTCCCAGACACATGAAAACGAACATTTATATTATAGAAACGGTATTATATATTATATTGATGAAGATGCTGGAACTAATCAATCTTGGAGTAGTTTAGCTGAAGATTTTGATGATATTTACAGTGTTGTAATCAATGATAAACCAGATAATTGTTTCCATTTTGATGACAATTCTTTTTCAATGTATAATTTATTAGAATGCTATATTCTAACAGAAAAAGAAAGAATTCAAAACTATTTAAAAAATAATTGTTCTGGAAATTGTGACAAAACATCCGATTTAGATAATAGAGCCGACATTCTATTAGCTGCAGTGATGGTAATCAGGCACCTAATGGAAATTGGAGATTTCTTTGAAGCGCAAAGAATTCTTAATGGCCTAGATACATGTGGGCATTTATGTAAAAATGTTCAAAATAAATTAAAAGGATGCGGTTGTGGAAGCGCTTAATGGCAAATTATTTAGATTACTCAAGGATGAACTTGATAGTCTAAGAATGGGACATTCCTATAATAGGGGACGTCTAGAGTTAATGAGAGAGATTTGTCATTTGTTAACCTATTATCAATATGTTGACATGGACAATAGTGACATTATAAAGATGATAAGATTTTATGACTAAAAACAAGCTTCCCTTTTCTAATCAATTTGAACGAGGACATTCGTTTAATTGGGCTGGAAAATGAACTACTGGAAAATACTACATGAACGATGAATATGTTACTGATTTTGTAGCGTTAAATAATGTAGTATTAGTTTGTAGAAAAAATCATCAAGCCACAACTGCTCCAAAATTTATTTACAGTGAGGGAAGAATTGTTGATGTTGATTCTCCTTATTGGGAATTTGTTTTATCAGCTGAGACGCAAAGTGAAACTTCTGTAATATCTGCAGAATTTATAGCAAATGCTACTGAAGAGGATGCTGCTGCCGATCCAACTGTTATTATTGGAGATCCTTATATAAAAATGTTCTTTTCATCCGGGGCGTATTTGTATACACCAGTAAAAGAAATTATAACTCAATATAAAGTTGGCGTTCCAATTTTAACACAGGAAATGTATGATGAATTGCCTGATGTTGCAAAGCCTGATCCATACATTTTAATCCCATCTGAAACTGATATCACAGAACCGAGAGAAGCAAATTATCTTCAGGTATTATTTTCAGCAATTCGTTCTCTGCAAGCAGAAGTTACTAAGTTGAGAAACTCGTTTAATTACGGAATTCAATCATATGTCGGAAGAGATACAACAATGTCTGAGGTTGTGGATTCCTATAAGTATTTAAACGATGATGAACCGCTATGGTCTATTGAAGAAGATTCTCTATCTGAGATCACTAATGCCAGTATTAATTTTAAATCAAGTATAGCAATTCCTCCTTTTACTCCTCAAGAAAATTTTGAGTATAATGGAGAAGGTTATGCCAAAATAAATGATTATGTTATTTGAACGGATACAACTTCAAGTTACTTAACAAATGAAGACACGAAAATTCTGTTATATTTAACAACAACATCAATAAATACAGATATTGTTTTATCTGACATAACCGAAGCTTCTTCTGATTTGAGATTTAATATAGCCTCTGTAGCTCAAATAGGAAATCCAAATGCTGATAAATGGAACGTTTGTATACTTATTTCAAGGGAAGTTCCTTCAGAAGCAGGAGGAACATATGGAAAGAATTATGTTTGGCTTAGTATTGGTTCTTTTACATCAAACTTGATTTTTGCGGAAGGTTATTATAATCCATCTACTAACACTTTATCTAAATCTAGATATGAATTAAGTGCGCCTTATACTTTTAAAACAGTTGGATTTAACTCAGGGTATATTTATAAATTTAATGCATATTCTAAATATCAAGACTTCAGTCATGAAGTTATCCCAAGTAAACCAAATGATGATGACTACAAATATAGGGCTGCACATTTAGCTATTAGAAGCGTTGATGATTTTACTACACTTGAAAATATAGAAGATGAATTGCTGATAAATGAACTCACATATGTATTAAGGGAGGCTCAGCTTTGAATAAAAACAAAAAATGGACTGAAGTTAATCGGAGGTTCATCTAAAGAAGACGAAGGTATGACAGAACAAGAAATGCTGGATAAATTACAAGAGCTTGGTATTGTTTATATTGATGAAACAGGATTACAACTCTCTAATATATCCGATGTAACATTTATTAATCAAAATACTGGCAAGAAATTCAAATTTGAAGTTAATTCTGAAGGTGATCTTAAGAGTACTGCAATACCTGAAGTTACGCTTGCCAAAAAAATAGAGGATATGTCTAGAGGTACATATCCAATGAGTGAAAATACAGATTATAGAGGGTTTATTTCTAAATTATTAGCAGGATCAGCCGGAATAAATCCAGTGCCAACAACTGGCATAAAAGATCTTGGCCTAAAATCAGACAGATTAAAAATTGGAGCTGTCTATTGCCCTCTTAATACAGATACTAAGTTTGGATGTTCTCATGGATATATTGAATTAGAGAATAGTTCTAATGAAGATATTCCACTAGATGGATGTTATCTCCACTTCCTACATCAGTTGGAAGAAGGAACATTAAAAACTGACCACTTACTATTAGATGGAATTATCCCAGCAGGTGGAACATATCTTATAAGATGTAAAAAGTATGCTGATAAACTTACAGATGCGGATGTATTTATCACTGTAGATTCATATGATAAAGAATGGTGAGTTGACGGTGAACTATTAGATTTAACTATTAAGACATCCGGAGTTTTTGCTTTTGCATTAACTTATGGGAATAAAGACGGCAATACGCAAATATCCTCATCAACTGAATTAATCTATAAGAATCAAAATACTGATAGCAAAGCCCCTCATAATTATAAGTGATATTTTATTGATGCAATGGTATTTAATGCAAATCCATCACTATCAAATAATGCATGTTGGGCGTTAAACGCTATTACACCAAAATCAAACACAATTATTAAGACGACTTTTGAGTTGGATCCAGCTAAGCAAGCTTACCAAGCACTTACGACATATGAAAGTTCACGTCTGCGTATGGCCAACTTGGCCACAGACATTCAGTCATTGGATCTTGCAAAAGAATATATTGAGTTCCCTTTAACAGCAGAGAAGTTCCCTGTATCAAATTATACTCCAAAGTCTTCAAGAGAAGGCAAGAATATTTCTACTGATAAAACTAAACTCAATCAATCTAAACCAAACATGGTCACTTGTTCGTTTGGAATAAATATTTATACTACCAGAACATTTAACTGGATTTCTTGTGGACAATTTGATGAATATGTATGGTTAAAAGATGGAAACTCTTGGAATAAGTTTGAATCTTATAAAGCTGGAGATACTACTTCTTCAGAATTAAGTTTCCCAAGACGAAAGGGTTTTGCAGCTAGTATTAATAACCCAATCTATGCAAGAATTACAGGAACATTTCCGGGAGATCAAAATATTTATACATCACATAAATGTATTATTGAGGTTACAGATGAGGCCGTTAATAGCCCAACCACCTTTACATATATTGTAGGTAGAGCAGATAAAGAGGGAAATCCTGACTTTGAACATTGTTCAGAAGAATATACTTTTACTCTTTATCCGACTTCTTATAAACCTCGTATTTATCAAACTACTGACCAACAAGGTTTTCATTGGATTGAATATCAAGTATGAGGTGCTGCTGCGAACATACTTAATGAAAAAATCAATTCAGATGTAGCATCTGAGCATATTATTCCGATTCTTTTGAATACTGGTGATATGACTCAAAATGGAACTCGTATTAATGAGTGATTAGATTATTATAATGCCGGAGTTAGCCTATTCAAACACTTAGAGCAAGTAAATTGCGTCGGCAATAATGACCTCTGTAATACAGATCCAGAAATTTTGGGAACTGGAGATGACGTTGGAAAATCAAATGGATATTATTTCCATGTATTTTATTGCTATGAAATAGATCCAGATAATGTCCCACTTATTACAGGAAGTGACGGAATTTCCAGATACGTTCCTTCGTTATACTATTTAAATACAAGTAATTACTGCTTTGTTATTGTAAACAGCGAAATTACTTATGAGAATTGTAAAAATTGGTTTAAAAAGCAGAAAAACGGAATGACTGTAAACGTATATACTGGATGGCCTGTTCCTTCAGATAGTTCTACGACTATTACTGCAGATGATTTTGATAGTAGTTTTACAAGCATATATACGATGATTTATAATATGCTGGAGGATGCTTCTGGAAAAAATATTATTGCAATATGTCATGAAATGCCTTTTACAGTTATTACAAAAGAGGGTCTTGCTCCAACAGAGGCTGTTCAAAGAAACTATAGATCGTTAAGTGGATCTGGATCTTCTCTAATAGGAAGTCACACAAATCAGTTAAATGGAAACGACAAAGTCGGACTACATTGGTTCTCACGTCTACTTGAAGCATTTGGAGTAAAACTTTGTTTAGGGGGACATAAACATACTTATGCTTGCACATTCCCTCTTTGTGAGTATTATTACTATGCCGGAGGAACGAAGGATAGCTTAACAGACGGATATATGCCAATGGAACCTACCCTAGAGAATGAATTAGATGTTAGTTGGATTCATAATGATATAAATTTATCAAAACTTCCACTTATAGATCAGGAAAGTACTTCATCCTATAGTTTTACAAGTGATACTTCTCATTTCTCACCTTCAACATTAGTGTCAGGTTTAAGCTCAAATAGTTCTAAATATCATCCTGTTACTTATATGATGTGTCAAGCTACAGGATATAAACTTACTTCTAATAAAGAGCTCCCAAGTAATTACCAACATTTTTCTAAGGTAATTCCATTAACAAGTGAAGGATCTTCTGGAGATAAGCCAGACGGTAATCAGAAATATCCAATGTTTACTATTACTGATATGACTGGAAATAGCTATACTGTAAAATTAGCTAGAATTCAGAATATTCTATCAGCTAGTCAAACCTTTACGCAGCAAGCATATGGGACTGAGACACCTTACTTCCAATATGCTGAAAATGTATCAGGAAATAGACAATGTACATGAAGTAATTCAGAAACAACATTAATATCTATCTAGTATGAAATTAAACGGAACAAATAATATTATTACAGATTTAGACGTAACTGTTACCGAGTCTAAACACCTCGGTAACAGTTTACGTACTGTAGTAGAAGATATGGATGAAAGGATTGAATCACTAGAAAAGCAAAACAAATGACTTTATGCTAATGGTGGAGTAGGAACTGGGGGCGGAGGAAAAGGTTCAACAAAATGACAAATAAAAGCTTTATTAGATAATGTTGAAATAACTGATTCTGGAATCATCTCATTATCAAGTGGTGTTGGAAACTATGATTTGAAGATTTATACATCTGGAGGATCTGACACATATTCTGTAACTTATACTTACGGCAATAACATTTCTAGAACTATCTCGTTATCTGCAGATAACGGATGGACGGCATCTATATCACTCCGCATTACTGAAAATGGAAGAATCAGTATTATTGCGTCGGATGGCGTTATTCGTAGATCGATTAACGGATGTAGTTATGTTGTAACCCCATACAGTTTTAATAATCCAGCTCTTTATAGATATGACGGAAGTGCATATCCAACAGGAAATAGTGATATTTTTGTTGACGATGCTAGACTTGCTGGTATAATTATTCAGTCGAATTATTCTATTGCAATCCCAAGAAAGAGCGATTTATCAGATTTTCAATACTCGTGAGTGATAGATGGAATAGTTGCACAAGATTGAACAAATGTGCCTTCTACATCTAATGTACTTTCATACGAACTTCCAGCTTCATTTATTGTAAATGAAAATGCAGCTTTACATAGCTATCAACTGCGTATTTCAGCTCAGCCAGAAGGAGCTATTGAACCTATTATGATGAATTTAGTTGGATCTTTCAACTTGATTCCTAATAATCTATATCTTAAAATTTCTCCAGATGAAGGGGAGACAATTTATGATTCTAGTTCAATATTAGAACCTTACGAGTTTAGCACAAACAAGTCTATAGGATTATTCTTACGTATATACAATGGACCAAATGCTACAGGAAAAACTGGAAGTATTAGTTGGACTGTATACTATGCTGATGGAACTACTGGTCCATCAAATTCGATAACAGCTACAGACGGTGTTACTTATTCTACTACGGTTTCTTTTGCAAAGCCAGGGTGGAATAGAGTGCGCTTCAATTACATTATACAAGGGGAATCCGGCACACCTGTAGATAAGTATTTTTACTGCATAGAATCTGTTACTAACTATAACTGATTTGTTGACTATCATATTCCAACTGAAAGACGCTGGTATATTGCTCAAGCAAATAGTGATGAAACAAAAGTTTCTGGAATTTCAAATGTTGACCCTGTAGTAACTCCCTTATATTTACAGAAAAAATCTGCAGATGCAGAAAGCACAGAATTAACAATTGATGCATATACAAACAACGATCAATTAATCAATATAGGTATTCAGTATAATGATATCAACAATGTTCAAAACCCTATTTTGAAGTTATATTCTGATGCCAATAAAACAGAAGAGGCTATAACAATTTATCAAAATAAGGTCGTATTTGGAAGTCGCTTCTTCAATTCACAGCAGCAATGTAATATATTCTTGCATAAAGAAACAAACTATGACCCAGATGATAGAAATAAATATCATATTATATCAATTAATGTAGCATCATGCTTTTATGTAAGAGAACAGGAAGCAGATTTACTTTTAAATAATACTTATTACGAGTTGTCAGTTTATATTGATGGAGTCTTGGAAGGAACAGTTAATGCAAAGCCATACAGATCTCCGGAATTATATAAGATAGATCTACTGCCAGGAAATTACGCAATTAATCATATCGATATTGCTAGATTTGATGCTAGTGATGGAAATAAGATTATTTATGATACTGATGTAAACTGGTATTGGAATAGTTATAAAGAACGTATTGGAAAAGCTGTAGACGAATCAGAAACAGAATTACTTAGCTCACTATTCGATATTAATAATAGGAATGTTCCAACATATTCTATTGATCATCAGCTTATTAAAGTAAATTCAGCATTGGCGAACAATGTAGCATTAAATGCTAGAACTCCAGTATTAGTATTAACGTGCGCAAAAGATATTGTGTACGGAGGCGATACTTATACTATATACGACTGAATGAATACTGGATATACAGATGGAGCAAAAGGTCTAAACCAAGTTTCAATCGACATTCAATCAATGCAATGAAGTCCGGGAAGATCTGAGTTAAAATACATTGAAATTCCTTCGTCTGATTACTATGGATTAAATACCCACTTTATCCTATGGTTACAAGGATCTTCTACAATGTCTAATAAGTCTAAGAACTTTACTTTAGATATTGAACAGGACGAATCAATAAGTGCACAAGGTGAAACTGTATTATTCTCTCCAAATTATATTAGTGGACATCCTGATACATTTCTTCCGGAAAGAGCATTTACATTAAAGGCTGATGTTGTTGACTCATCACACTCAAATAATACAGCCGTTGGTAAATTTGTAAATGAAAATAATACATGGCAATACAGAGAAATGCAAAATCAACAAAACGTTGATCCTGAAATTTCAAGCCATATTAAACAGTGTTTGGAAGGTTTCTCTATGGTAGTATTCCTAAACGTTGTATACAAAGACGAGAATGAAAATGACCAAATGGATTCCTATTATCTTGGAATTTATAACTTTAACCTTGGACGTGATTCTTATTTCAATCTTGGTTATTGTGACTTATCCCAATTAGATCCTGAAGAACTTACAGCTGAAACAATAAATGGATTTGCTTTCTGCAAAGTTGGCGGAACCAAAGAAGGTGTTGTCCAAAAAGGAATTACTCCACTTGATGGATTTGTTGCAGCAGAGGTTCAAGATAATAGTCCTTATTGGGATTTTTCACAATATGATGATTCGATATTATTTCCTCTTCCAAATTCAGAAGAATCAAGTGGCTATATGTTCGGAGATATTGTACAATCAACTAATACAGCTGTTTATACAGAAGGTACAATTAAAAACTTTGTAAAATCTGTTGCAGCTGCTGGAGGATACTTGTTTAATTCAATTGGAAAGGACTTAGTGCCGTGTGCAACTACTCAGAGAATTGACGATACTGATAGACAAGTGACATATCATATTCCAAATAAAGTTAGTGACTATAAAGTTCAATATCAAAGAAGTAGAGAGGGAACTGATATGATATACACTCCTTATCAAGGAGATTTAAGTACTTTAACTGAATCAGCACTTGAAGATTGTATTTTAGACGATCCGGAGGAATCTCGCATTGCTAAATTAGACTATGAAAGTGTAGTTTATTATTATACAACCTGTATGGCATTTGGATTGGTAGACTCTGTGCAGAAAAACTTGAATATTAAAACATGGTCTGCAGCTGACAGTGGTAATGGTTCTAAGAGTGGACTATTCTTCTATGATATGGATACCTGCTTAGGAAAAACAAATGCTGGAGGAAAAGCTTCATATTTTTCATTTTCTGATTTCTGAAAATCTAAAATAACAAGATATGATTCATCTGGCAATGTTATTCCAGATAGTGACGCAACAACTCAAGCTGTAAGAGTAGTAAATAATGGAACTGATATCTATAGAGACTGTTTCTTATGAGGAAGTAATGTAGTTGGCTATGACACTCCAAGTTCTTATCTGTTTGCTATTGCAAAATACGCTTTCATTTCAAGTTCAATCAGAGAAGCTTATCCAAACACATTCCCTCAAAATATTTATGCAAAATGGAGAAAAGTTGGAGGCGTATTAGAAACTGCTGATACATTTATTGATAGATATTTTGCCCTTAATTTAAATGGAATTCCAGAGTGTCTAATTAACTTAAATTATAGAAATAAGTATCTATATGATTATGCAGAACATAAAGCAAGCTTTGTGATTTCAGAATCAATGCATGGTCGTGGAATTGAGGAAACAAGAGACTGGTTAAGAGGTAGACTACGTATTCTCGATGCCTACTTCAATTTGAGAAATGCTGAAATCAGCATTTATGGTAATATAATGGAGCCAAAACACAATCAAGATGTTTCTGGAAACAGGGATATTTATATTTTAACAGATATCTTTGCTAACAATAACGAAACAATCGGACGTAAGTCTCCATTAACATTCACAATCAATGCTGCTGATTATTCTCCATTATGTGTACGTGTAGGTAATGGCTATCTGTGGTATCTGTTTGAAGATTCTACTATAAACTATGAAACAAATGTTCCAGTTTCTGGTGTGCAAGCCACTGTCTTTGGAGGTTCTCAATTATGGAGAAGTCTGGATTCTATTAATAGTTTTGTTACTTCGCGTGATCAGACAAATAGTGCATTCATTTTTAACACAAATACAATTGACACGCTTGTTGGAACCACTGGTACACAAACTGGAAATTGGAGTATAATTGCTCCCGCTTTAAAGACTATTCAATTAACAAGTCCAAACTACTCTGGAACGCTGACAATAGATAACACTTTTGAAAGCTTAAATGATATCAACATTTCAAATTCTGCAGTTTCTCTTGTATTAAATGGATCTACAGTAAAAAGTGTAAATGCATCAAATCTTAGAAATTCTGGAACTATAAATATCACAGACTGCACAAATTTAAGTTCAGTAAATTTAAATAACTCTATTATAGACACATGTTCTATAATTCCTACTTGAACAAATGAACTTAATTTTAGCACTGTTAGAGCAAGGCAACTTACACTTAAATCACCAACGGCAGACGGATCACTTACAATGGCAAATAATACCGCTGTTTCAAATATTGATTTTTCAAATATGAAGACAATCAATATTTCGAGTTGTTCTTCATTGCAAAGTATTATGTGTACTGATGCAAATGGCTCTTCAATCCTTGAAAACTTTGTAGTAACTGATTGTAATGCTTTAACATCTGTTACTATAAAATCTAATAACTTGAAGACAATTAATTTATCTAGTTGTTCTAAGTTAGAAGAAATTACTATTGTTGGCCATGATTTCTCCTCAGTAAAAATATTAAATTTACGAGGAACTAGCTTAAAGAAGATAACTTTTGTTAACGATTTAACTAGTACATCTACAATTCAAAATAATGGTGTATTTGATTTTTCTGCATTTACGAGTTTGGCAACATCAGATAACTCTTCTACATCATATGTAAATCTGGGAGAGAATAAGAACCTGAAGAGTGTACAATTCTACTATCCAAATGTTACAAGGTTATTTTATAACTTCCAGGGATGTGATTCATTGGAGAGAATTTATGGTCAGTTTGCCATTAAATGTACTGGCTGTTTTTATAACTGCTATGCATTTTCAATACATGGAGCAGATCTTACTAATGTTACTTGGAATGGAGAATCCGTTAGAGAGAATTCTGGATACGTAAAGCATCCAACTGAAATATTTAATGGCGATATAAGAAACCAAATAATTAATACAACCGGATTAACCAAAATGTGGATTGATATCGCTAGTGGTTCTAGCGATTTCAGAAATACGAATTGTACAATCTTTGATATGTATTATATTCTGGATATGTGTGACAAAGATGTAAACACTACAAATTTGGACTATCTATTTTATCAAAACAGAAATAATACTTATGGAAGATTTAATTGAACTGCCACATATGATAATAGTCCAAATGTTAAAATGTTTGAACATTGTACTCATGTTACAAGCGCTGTTTATTTCATAAATGGAAGTGGAACAATCAGATTTAAATCTCCATCCCATAATAATTCTGGAGAGATTACTGAAGATGATGGACTATTCTCACCATTAGTTGCTCTCCAGTCAGTAAGATGGTGATTTAATGGATATACTATTGCTATTGATAGATTCTGCTGAAGAAGATCAGATGGGGATTATTCAAATCTTACTACATTTAACGATTTTAGGCCAAGATATGTTGTTAACAATGTTAATACTATTTCTTATGGAGATATAAGCTCGTTATCTGATCCTGGAATTGGAAATATTACTGACTTCTTCGAGAACATTCCAAACATAGCTGGAACTGTTAATGGATTGTTTGGAAATACTTGGTTTTTAGATTATTCAACAATTAATAATGTTCCTGACGGAATAACTACTCTCAGATCGAGCTTTAATTGTACATATGGAACTGGAAATATCTTATTTAGATCTATGTTCAGTGATTCTACAATGTTGAGTTATTTATACCATAGTTTTAAAGTTGGAAATACTTTATCAGGTGTGGATTCTCCGAAGATACAGTTAACTAACTCTACTTTCAGTAGATTTATTCCTAGAAGTGGATATCCAGGCTTGATAGATATTGGATATGATAGAACTGACAGTAATTATACTGTAGAAGGACCTCTTCAAGCATCTTTGTCGGGAGCTTTAGTTAAAGAGCTTCCTATTGAAGGTTTTCCTTTTAATATTTTCAAAGATTTAGTTAACCTAAAAAGTGCTATCGGAGTGTTTAGAGATGCAACTGTGAGTAGTGCTCAGAACTATACTGATTTACAACTTCCTGGAAATCTATTTAACACCAATACACAATTAGTTGACTGTAGTGCAGAATTTTATAACTTAAAAGTAAATTATACAATTTCACAACCGTATAAAATTACATATACTACAACAGGATATACTATTGACAAGACCGATGCCTCTAAGAGCATTAACTTTATTAATTGCCCGAATTTACAAAATGTATCGTATCTATTCGGAAGTTCTAGCGGAGACTATATGCCATATTTATCTGGACAAATTCCTAAGAACTTATTCTGGCATGGTGCAGTAGTAGAGTCAGAGACGATTTATGGAGCTAATTCCAGAGAAATAGATCCTCAAACTGGTGAATATGTTTACTTTGAAGCTCAGGATACTAGAATAAAGATTACACCAACTGCAACGATCAACAACATGATTTATTGTTTTGCTCACTGCAATTGCTCTTCTTATTCGCATTCTACTAATTCTGAATTAGGATATGATTATGAGTATAATCCAGACTATAGTCCATTCACATATATAAAACAGAATGGCGAATTTTATCCAAATACTAGCAAAGATACTCATCAGTATACTGCAATTTGGAGTTATGATGGTTATACAAGTTATAGTACCTTTGTAACAAATGGATATAAGATGCTTGATTTTGTAGATTGGAATGCTCAACTTGAAGACACCAGTCCAAGATACGAAGCAAGAACCGCAACTTGGCTTGAGAATAATGGAACTACTACACACGATGTTTCCCCAGCAAGAACAGAACGGTTTATGTGCGCACCTGACTTACTTAGATATTGTACTACAAACTGTGATATTTCTCACTTATTCTCAGACTCTGGATTAAGAGGAATGAATAGTTATTGGCAAGTATCTTCAGAACTGAATAACAATAAGTATGCATTTGGCATCACTGGAAGAATTTGTCCATATTTATTAAAACCAGTTAGTGCAACTACAGATGTTTCTAGTATGTTTAGCTCTTGTAAATGTTTATCATACATTACAGATAGACTATCAGATCTTGACTACATGCTTCCAAAGGACTTCTTTGAGTATGCAAAATCTATAAATAAACTGCAACACTTCCTAGAACGATCTGTACAACCTAACAAGGTTGATATGACAGAGGTATTCCGACCATTAGTTGGGCATGAAATAGATATTCAATACATTTTTGATCTTTGCTATTGGAATGGAAGTCAGCTATCTCCTACTGAGATCAATGGAATATTTGCTCTAAACTCAATTAAAGCACTGCGTGGAGCATTTAGAGGAAATACTTCTATAGATAGAAGTTCTTCTTATCCATACAATCAATATGTTACATTTATCAATGTATTCTTACAAAATAGATATAACGTTGGAACATATGTTAGTCATGATGACTTTACATATTGTTTCTATGGATATGGTTCTGCAGCAAACATGGAGCAAGAAGAGTCCTTGTCTACAAGAGCAGAGTCTTATAACTATACGAGAACTATATAAATATGAGTAAAAAGGTAAAATTAAATTACGATCAAACTTACGCAACACAGCATTCCAGAAATTATTACCGAGGAAAATCGTTTCACTTTTCTGGGAAATGAGTTCCTGGAGCACATTATGTAAGTGATGACTATAATCTTGACTTTGTGGTGCATGGCCAGTCTTTACTGGCCTGCGCCAAAAGCCATTTATCAACAGTTGATAATGAGCCAACACAATACACTTATGATGATCATGGAAATATTTCTGGAGTTATCTCAATTTATTGGGATTTTGTATTAGGAAGTGTTACAGGAGCTAGCCCTGGTGTAAAAATTAAAGATAATTATTGGTGGATTTGTAATGATATATCTGTTCCAGAAGATCAGCAAGTATGAACTAACACAGGCGTAAAAGCTAAAATGGAACTTAGTGATCTTTCTGAAGATGAAATCGAGTTACTACAACGTCCTGGTAAAGAAGTTGTTGAGAATTTCTTAAGTAATGTTATTGTTCAAACTAAGGGAAACAATAGAGATAAATTAATGTCTCAAGATATTGTTACATCTGAATTAACTACAATTGATAGAGTAACATCTGAACATATTGCAGGTTTACATGAGCAAGTTCAAAACCTTATTAAAAATCAAGGAACTTTAGGAGAGGCTACTGCAACTTCATTATCTTTATCTAACATGTTAAAGATAAATGATGCAGATTTAATTCTAAACGGAAGTACACCTCCAACCACTGTTCCCGATTTCGCCGGAGAATTTTATAATGATACCAATAATAAACTGCCTTATGTAGCTTTAGGAAATTCCAGCACATCAGACTGAACAGCATTAGCAACTAAATCTTCGATAGATAGTTATAAAACAGAAATTGCTGCAACTGTTACAGGAATTAATAATGCCATAAACACGGCAAATCAAAAAATTACTGCTAATACTAACAGTATTGCAAGTGAGGCAACTCGATTAGAAGGATTAATTAGTGCAGAAGCAAGAACAAGACAAACTAAGGATTCAGCTCTAGAAGACGCCATTGCACAAGAAGCGGATACTAGACAGCGTAACGATAACTTAATACTAAACAAAATTCCAGAAGAAGCTTCATCCACTAATAAGCTTGCTGATAAGAACTATGTGGGTAATGCAATTGCTCAGGCAACTGCCAATATGGCCGAATTAGATCAAAATGGAATAATTATTACTTCTCAACTTCCTTCTTATGTGGATGACGTTATTGAGGGATATTTATACTCTGGAAGTTTCTATAACAAACCTGTAGTTGGCGGATATCTCTACTCAGGGGTATTCTATGAAGATGCCGAACACACATCTCCAATAACAGGTGAGGAGGATAAATATTATTACGATCTAACTGGTGAAAAGTTTTATGAGTATGCATCTTCTGCTTATTCTGAGGTTACTCCAACTACTATTACAGGAGAAACTGGAAAAATCTATGTAGATCTAGTTACGAATAAAACTTATAGGTGGTCAGGAAGTGCTTTTGCAGTGATCAGTGAAACCTTAGCTCTTGGAGAAAATTCATCTACTGCATATCGTGGTGATAGAGGAAAAACTGCTTATGATCATGCGACAGATAGTTCAAGGATTTCGAACGCTGTAAATGTAGGATTTTATAAGATAGGAGTTACAGCTGAGGGTCACGTTGGAAATCTGGTTGAGGTAGAAAAAGCAGATATTACAGGATTTAATTTAGGAAAATCAGACGTAGGTTTAGCTAATGTTGACAATACCTCAGATGCAGATAAACCAGTTTCTACAGCTACCCAAACTGAATTAGGTAAAAAAGCTGATAAAGTTTCTTCTCCAACTGATGGAAACTTTGCTGGTCTTGATTCAAACGGAAACTTAACTGATAGTGGCCATAAAGATTCTGACTATGCTACAGCGAATCACGTGCATGGAAATATTACAAATGATGGCAAATTGCAACAAAATGACGTAACAATTGCTTCTGGAGATAAGCTTGTCATTACAGACAATTCGGATAGTGATAAAGTAGCTAGAGCCTCTATCTCATTTGATGGTTCAACTACAAATAAAGCACTAACTCCAAAAGGAACTTTTGAATCATTTCTTCAATCTTCCAATCACACGATAACTGTAAACAGTGGAAAGAAATCAGACGGAACTACTGATATTTCAGCAACAAGTTCTTCTGCATTTTCTCCATCTGTAACCTTAGGGGATTCTGGAGCTACTGCAGGGTCATACGGAGATTCTACTGCGCAAACTCCAGGATATGGAAATAGCTTCAAAGTTCCATATATAACCGTAAATGCAAAAGGTATAGTTGTAGGAATTTCAGACCATAATGTAACTATTCCTTCTTCAGATG